ACGTTGTACGTCGATCCGGCGGTGTTCTTGTTCTCCCGGTAAAGCTCCTTCTGGAGATCGTCCATGTAGTCCCACTGCTTTTCGGCGAGCTTCTGGGAGCCTTTCGCGGCATCCTTCTGCGCGTCGGCAGCCTTGTTCGCGCTCCACATGCCGGCGCCGGCAGTTATTCCAGCTATAACAAGGGGATTAGGCATCCATCTCACCCTTCAAACTGGAGACTGTCTCGCCATACTGTCGGTAGATGTCAGGCCCAATCCGGACGGCGTAATCGTGGCCGCCGCAAATCCACGCCATGATGTGCCAGACTTGATAAATCCCGGCGCGCAGCATGTAGGCTTTCTCGATTTGGTCCGGCTCGTGATCGAGCACGTTTGCCGCCGTCCAGGACAGATACATCTGCATCAGCGCGGGGCGGAGCAGCGCGTTGTTCCTGGAGAAAAAGGCGTCGTATTCTTTACCGAATGCGAGCCATGCCAAGAGCGGGTTGTGGTCGCACTTGCCCTCGTCTTCGAGGTCATCCCACTCTTGCGCCGCAGACCAAAGCTCGTTCGCGAACCGCACAGCATCTTCATCGCCGAACCATTCGCGGAACTTGTCCGTCAGATCATGCACTGATTGCACCCCACGTCTTCCATGTGCCCGGCGTCCCGCCTGTCGTGCAGACCCAGCCCATGGTTCCGGCGGCTGAAGGCGTGTCGTCCCAGACGATATCGCCTCGGACCCAGGTGCCCGTTGTCGGAGCCGCCGCCGCTATCTGGCTGTTGGGAACGCCCGCGAGCGTGTAGCTGTCCAGGTTCTCGACCCCAACCGCGATGCCAGCCGAGGGGGCCACGTCAGACGATAGGTTGCCGAGGGTCACGGTACCCACCGCGCTGTGCCCGTGCAGCCAGGTGGAGAACTTGCCCGAGCCGTTGATGACCCGAGCCGTGTCCACTCGCAGCACGTTGCCGGTGGTCGCCGCGACGAAAGCGAATGCCCGGAACGTGGTGCCGGTGTAGTCGCTCAGATCGATGGTCAGCCGCCGCACCAGCACGTCAGCGTCCCCGGCGAGCACGATGGCCTCGTGGGTTGCGCTGCCGGTGGGCATGATGAGCAGATCGTCGATCTCGGCGCCGGTGCAGGCCCAGATCGGGAACGACCTCGCTTTGCTGGTGCGGATTTCAGCGCCCTTGACCCGAGGCCGGGTAACGCTATCCGACCCGCTGTCGGCGATCCTGATCCCGTCTCCGGTGCCGGCGTAGTTGATGTTGTGGACCGAACAATCGACGCAGCCGTCGGCGGTCATGGCGTAGAACTGGGCGGCGACCGCCGACCCGCGATCCAGCACATTGATCGCCCGGTTGCGGGTGCCTCTGAGCGAGATCAGTGCACCGGATGCATTCTCGCCGATGCGGTTAGCGCCGCCGGTGATGTTGACGAAGCTGCAATCCACCGCCTCGGGGTGGACATCGAAGGCGGCCGACGAGCTGGCATAGCCTGCGCCGGTGATAACCGATCCTACGGTCTGACCATAGAGATAGGCCTCAGCAACGGTCGAGGATGTCGGGCTGTCGGTGGTGTAGGCGTGCCGTGGGTCAACGCCACGAACCGGCCCCTGAGTGCCGTAGCTGGCGCTATCGTTCACGAGATAGCCGTTGGTGCCCTCGCTCTCCACCCGGTTGCGGAAGTTTCGGCCCGTTACGTCGATCTGGGCCATGAAGCACGACGAGACGATCAGCCCGGCGTCGTAGCCGTCTTCCATGGTGGTACGGATGTACGGGAAGGCAAAGCCCCGCACTTGCAGGAAAATCGTGTCCCAGCCGGTTTGCGCGGCAGTTGCCCGGAACCGAGGCCCGTCCCAGATCAGCTTCGCTTCCCGCCGCACCCGCACCAGTCGGGGCGTGGTGGTGTAGGTGTTGAGCAGGTGGCCCGCAACGTAGACATCATTCCCTGAGACATCGGCCGCATAAACGAACTCGCCGATCCGGCAATTGGCGGTGGGTGATATCGCGATCTCATCGTCCGCCACGACCTTGAACAGATCGCCGATTGAGAGCCCGTGCCCGGCGGCGGTGAACTTGGTGGCGTCAGTCGTCGTGTCGCCGCCGGGAAACGTCCGCGTGGTCTGGGTGATGCTGGAGATCGAGACCGCTGTCGGGTAGGTCGCGTGAATCGACATCGTTGGCGTCGGGAAATCAGACGTGGTGTTGAACGTACCGCTGCCGCCGACATCGAGCGTCCCCGAGGTCATGGTGATGGCGCTCGTCTCGGTGATCGTATAGGTGCCGTCGAGTCGAACCGGGAGCCCGGTGGAGATGCCATCACCGATAGCCTCGATGATGTTCAGGCGGTCGTCGCCGTTGCTGTAGTCCTCGGGCCGGATGATGACCGGCGAAGTGGATGGGTCGGTGTCCGCGTTGACCTCGTCAACGATCTGCTTCATCCACGCGCGGGCCGGCACGGTCAGGATGCCGTCCTTGTCCCACCTGTTGACGCTCTCGAATGCCTTCACCCGACCACCACGTTGGCATCGCTGAGCAGCGGCATCTCCACGGGATCGGTCATGTTGATCTCGACCACGAACTTGCGGAACGAGCCGAGCGCCCGCCACATCGCCACAAGCTCAGTCTCGCCGGAGCGCCCGACCTCGCGGGTCTTCGGCGCGCCCCAGGTATAGCCGTCCCGTGACACTCGCAGCCAAATCTTCGCACCTCGGGTGGTGTCCTGCGCGTCCTGCGCCTGCGCCAGCAGCCCCTCGCCGAACTCGTCGGTGATGGGCTGGCCCATGGTGTCGAGGATAAGGTTCGGCCCGCTCTCGGTGATGGTCGAGACCCCGAACCGCCCCAGCAGCTCGAACTCCCAGACCGTGAAATCCTCGCCGTCCAGATAGATCGCCATCGGCACGATGGTGCGCCGCATCGGTTGGCTGTTGTCGTGCGGCTCGATGCCGAGAGTGAAGATGCCGCCAGAGCGATCTGCGAGATACCACTCCCCGTAGCAGAACTCGGCGGCGATGATGTCCCAGGGGGCATGGTTCACCCCGGTCGAGCGCTCGTGCCAGATGCCGGTCGCGAGGTCGAACACATCCGCCGGGCGGTCGGCGTAGCGGATGACGTAGTTCTGGCTCCCCCGATCTTCGTAGTAGAAACAATTGGTCGGATCGTTGCGCTTGAGCCGCTGATTGATCGCCGGGGTGGAGACCGGCTGCAATTCCGCCCCGCGCATGATGTAGGCAACGTTGTCGTGGCCGATGAAAAAGACGTTGGACGCGCCCTTGGCGACGAGGTTGAACTCCTTGAGCCCGGTCTCGATCACCCCGCCCTCGATCCGGGCGAAGGCGCTTTCCGCCGCACCAGCCGACCCCCAGATTTCCAAGCTCTGCTGCTTGAACACGATGAAGTTGGCGCCGCTGTCGATCAGCCGGACGTTCTTGTCGTCGCGGCCTTCCGCTGTCGCAAAGTAGAGGGCGTTTCGTGCGGTCGGATCGCCAACCACCGTCCACTCGACCTCTCGGCCGTCCAGTTCCGAGAGCAGGGTGAACTGGTTGAGGAACGCGACCGATCCCTCGGAAGTGAACCGCCCGCTGCCGGGCTGCGATATGCTGGTCCCGTCCCAGACGTAGTAGTTACCGCCCGCCGCGATGGTGACGTTCGACCGGTGCCCCGCCATCGAGGTGTTCTCGTCGCTGGCGACATCCGCGAGGTGAGCCACCGTCCCGTCCGCGTTGATGCGGAGCAGTTCCCCTTTGGAGACCGCGTACAACACACCCTCGACCGCACGAAACGCTCTGAAAAACGGACCGGGCACCGCGCCCTTAGCCCGGAGGCCGGGGCACGAGCGCAGTTCGTACATCGCCTGCGCGCCCAGAGGTGCCGGCACCGGGTAGACGTTGACCAGCCGCTCGCTGGTGATGGACTTGTTGAAGCTATCGGCTGCGGATTTGGAAGCGAGGCTGAGCTTCATTCGCAGTCGTAGAAGTAGACCGACCCCTCACGGTCCGACGCGAGGGCAAGCTGTAGCGCCCCCACCCCGATCCCACCGGCGGCTGTAGCGTCCTTGCCGTAGTCGAGAGCCAGCCGGGCGGCGAGGTTGTAGAGCAGCGCCTCCTCGAAGTTCACCGGAGCGTCGAGGCCGACGTTCAGCTCGTCGGTATCCTCAAACTGCCGCTCGTAGGTGATCTCCAGCGTCTCACCGGCAGCCACCGCCAGCTTTGGCCAGATGTAGACGGTGCCCGTCGCCTGCTGCGGATCGTAGTAGTAGGTGCTCGGAACACCCGTAACCGTCTTGTCGGGGTAGGCGTCGTACTGCTGCCGGTCCAGGCGCTCCATCGGCGTCTCGATCCCGTCCCGCTTGAACCGCATCGACTGGATGCGCATCGGCCGGGGCGTCAGCGTATAAGAGGCCGCAGTCGTCAGCGTCTTGCTCATCGCTGTGACAGCCCAGAGCGAGTGCTGGTAGTTGTTCAGCGCCCCGATCATCGTGTTCAACTCGGCGAGGCCGTTGATGAAGTATTCGGCGGTGCCGGGCTCATCGTGGGCGACGACTCCGATCTTCCGGAGTGCGCGCCGGATGATCTCGCGAACGACTGCCATCAGAAATCGCTCCAGTCGTTGGTGATCGGCGCGTCGGCGGTCGGCTCGGGGCGGACCCACGGCGGGGCCTGCTTGTCCTCACGGCCCTTGACATCCAACTGCGGGTGCTTGGGGTCCCAGCAAGTGCGGCAGACCTTGAGGCCGGTCCACTCTTCCCGGAGGTCGGTGTTCTTCATGCGAAAGCCGCACCTGTCACATACGACTTTCCATTTCCCCAGCTCAAAGCTCATGCTATGATGTGCCTTTCATGGAGATATCGATGGCAGATTTTGACAGCAAGCCGCTGATCGAAGCGTTCCGGCGCACGATGAAGCCAGAGCGAAAGCCGGCCTACACCGCCATCACGATCGACAATCTCGACGGAACGTTCGAGTTCCTGAAGCGCGATGCCGATGGCAAGTGGGTCAAGGCCGGCAACGAAGAGTGGGCCGATCTCGCGACAAAGGTGGAGGACTAGTACTTCTTCCGCATCTCAATCGAGACGCTGAAGTTAGAGCCGTCGCCGAAGTCGTCGGTGGAGATCAGGATATCGCCGTTAGCCTGCTCGGCATG